TCCGGCTGCCTTGGAGTCGGCTGCCAACATGGTTTCAGGAAATAACTCCTTATACTTCTCATCGTCCACCAAGTTACGAATCATACGACCGAAGCGTTGAGCAAGTTCCGCGGTGTGCGAACCAACGATCAACTTCGACTGAGGAAGTCTGCCCATCAAATAAGCAGGGAACAGGTATGAACCCATCTGTGATTTACCATGCCGTGGTGGCATAGCAATGATTAAACGCTTGCAATCTCCAGAAACGACCCGATCGAACTTCTCTGCAATCTGCTTGTGGTGCTCACCAACAAGCATCTCGGGCCAAACGTACTGACAGAAATCAAGGAACGAGGACGACGCACGTGCTTGTGCCTCAAGGAGCGCTTTTCGATATTCAAGTCTAGCCAGCTCGGCTGCAACATCATCTGGGATATTGTTCATAGGCGCATAGTAACAGAAGTCAATTGTGTTTGAAAAAAAATATATAACCACGGCCCTAGGTCTTTTTTAAAACAAGGGGGCCTATTTCTGTTTTCAGTAACTATTGTTTGTGTGAAATCTAGGCTTAAGCTGAGAAATAAAATGACGGGGGTATTTATGGGATTGACCTATAAGAAGTCTAAGCAATAAGAAGTAAGAGCTAAGTACCTAATGACTCTAACTATCGTTAGAGTCATTAGCCGATAGGCTAGGTCTATCAGACCCTGAGGTCTGATAGTATAATACAATTAGACCCAGATGGGTCTAATGTGCTAGGCAACTGCCTCCTGTTTGATATCTGCGATGTCACGACCAGACATGATATAAATCTGGATGATAGGTGGCAAACCTTTTTCACCTAACATTGTGTTGCACCCAATGACAAATGCGTGTTGTGCCTTTTCATATTTCTGTGTGCCAACTCGCAAGTCATTACGCTCTGCGTATGCAACCCAACCAGTTACTATCTTTGATGTGACTGATACTTTGTAAAGTTTCTCTGCTACTGTTGTTGTTTCCATTTCTCATTTCTCCTGTAAGTAGACCACCAATTGGTGGTCTAAGTATTATACATCAAAAGTCAAAGTTATCGGGATTAATATCTTCTAGGCTTGTGACCAGGCCATCGAAGTCTTCGTTCTCACCTAGCATGTCTGCTAGTGCAAATACCAATGAGCGGTCTAGTCCCATGTTATCTGCAAGGTCAGTCAAATACTCATTACGATTTGTGTAACCATTCATTTCATAAATATTATCCATTCTCATTTCTCCTTTAATCACCTGGGCGAAAGTGCCCAGGTGTCTAAGTATTATACATCAATCAACATCAACTGTGAAAGACATTCCACGAATAACATCTTTAATCTCTGCCTCATCCAACTCGAACATCTGACTAATCTCATCTGAGTAATCACCAATGTCGAACTCATTACGCATCCATGACCGGATGTCCCCATCGATGTCTAACTTGTCTTCAAGCAACAAGTCCATAGTCAAAGAAATCTTTGACTCGAGTTCCACGCTCTCGAGTACTTGGGTCATGATTCTATCTGCAACTGCTTTGACCAAAGCATCAAAGACAGGTTGCATTGGGTTAAGTGCCTGGGCGACTGTTGTAACTCTTTCGATTGTTTCTGTAGTCATTTCTCATTTCTCCTTTAAACATAAGCAACATTGCTTATGTGAGTATTATACATTGTCCTGTAAATAAATGTAAAGCCCTATCGCTAGGGCTATGGCAAAAATAACCATGGTCAAACTTCTTTGGCATAGAACTCAAAGAGCTCTAGATTCTTCTCAAAGATTTCAGGGAAAGCATTCCGCAATCTCTGGGCATTCGTACTATCTGCTCGATAGTAGGCCAGAGCTAACTGTCTCTCAAAACTGCCACCCATTCGCTCCATGTTTTGAGCTGCTTGATGTCCTTGTGTGTAATCCATTATTCGCTCTCCTCTTCTTCGTCAACCTCATCCGGTTGATGATTCGCGACCCATTCATCAATAAAACATTTCGCGAGCTCTGACCAATTCACGTCTGACATGAATCCGCTAACAATGCCACGCACAAATCCATCATTTATGAATTCATGCCCAATACACTCATCAACATATTGCTCTATCATCTGACCCGCCTCATAGTACTCATCCTGAGTATAGTGCTCAATGCTTAGATCACTAGCGTCTAAGCCATCGAGTAGCTCAAGATTAACTTTCCAAGTTTCCCAATTTGTCCATCCGTTGTAATTACTCATTCTCATTTCTCCTAGTTAATGAGAGGGAGGAGTCCCCCTCATGCAAGTATTATACATGAGGGGGAAGAGAAAACAACAATTATTTTTTACCAATCACAGAGGACAATCTCGCCCTCTTCGTCATAAACCTCAGAGCCCATGGCATCTGACCATGACCAATGATAATCAAGAACTTCAGGACACTCGCCTTGTTTCACCATCTCGAACCCAATTGGGCAATTCAGAGCAAGCTCATTCGCTTGCTCTGGGCTCTCTGCCTCAACCGTGAAAGAGGTATAGGCATAAATAATTACTTCGTATTTAGTCATGATTAAATTCCTCGCAAATTTTTGTGATTACAAAATTATCAGCAACAACTGCCCCAACCTCTAGGGGCTCTCCATCCATGTAAAAGAATATGCCCTCGTCTTCATGGTTTTCGACACCATCCCATTCTTCTAGGGCAACGACCACAGAATAAATATTATGGGGCTCATCATCAAAATAACCCTCTACGTCTACTGTCGTATATTTAGCCATGATTAAACCTCGTCATTAAAATTAAAAGCATTGTTCAATTTGTGTAATGCCTCTACCTGTAGAGGCAACAAGCCATACTCCTTAAACGCATCAACCTTGAATCGCCCACACTCTGAATAATTGGGGTTATAAAGGGCATTGCCCCTTACAACAAAAGCATAAACAGGGTTATCGCATGCGTTTTTTGTAAGCACTATTTCGACAGTATTATCCATGGTGAAATTCTTCCACGGCAATAATCAAGCCACTTACTCTGTGAATAAAATTGGCATAGTCAATCGCCTCTGCCATTGTTTCAAACATCTTTCCGCCACACAAATAAATTCTCATTTCTCATTTCTCCTTTAATAATCAAGGCAAAAGAGCCTTGATTCAAGAATCATACACCCTTTTTTCGATACGTGCAACAAGTTTCACGCATCAAGCATCAAGAGCCGAGGGGCTAAGTTTATCTAAACTACTCAAGCTATTATTAAGAATTGCTATCGGTTTCAAGCCCTGATAGGTATTGACTATTGATAGCAATTCTTACTTACTTTAGTCAAATCTCAAAATCGCAAGTATTACCACAGAAGAGAATAGGTTTTTCTTGCCCTTTGATGCTTACATACCATTCATAATTTCTTTGATAGACAGAAAATGCCCCATCACAAAATTGATTGGCAAATTGATTCATTCTTACTTTGGTTGTATTGGTGCGATATCCACCTGTATACAAGTGCACCTTATTACCCTCCAATGTCGCAACATCTGTTTGATGATAAGTGCCAATAATCGTTACACCCCATCCACCCTTTAGTGTTCTTACTGTTGTCGCTACACCTTGAAATTTCGCTAAATTAGTCATTTCTCATTTCTCCATTAAGCGGGGCATTATTGCCCCGTATACGTATTATACAACTACACTATTTAAAAACACAAGCGGAGTTTTTGCCAAAGGTTTTTCTGTTCGCATTGGCATCATTACACCCACAAAATTAGGTAAGCCAATATCAACCAAAGCTGAACCCGTGCCATTGTGAGCAATTGTGGGGACTGCATTGTTAGCCAACAACTTACCCACCTTTTGAAATCTGGTGATGAAATCAGGGTTAAATTGTGCGACCTCATTGGTCATTTCAGTGCGAGGCAATACTCGTTGATAGTCTGGAAATTTACCATCAATTGGGGTAAACGCAATTCCATCAATTGTCCAATTGCCTTGTTCATTGGTAGATAAGAAATTATCTTTCTTATCCAATTTAGCAATAATTTCATTAGGTATGATGATGGAAAAAGCCTCATCATCATGAGCGGTTTCAGTAGTCTGATACAAGCCTAAAATGTGGCCATCTGTCGCAACAATTCGCGTATGCTGATTGTTGGACTCAACCAATACACCATTTAGATAGTAGCGAACATCTTTTTTACTTGCCAACAAAGACATTGTTTTTAAAACATTTACAGGGATTAAAATAGCTTTCATTTCTCATTTCTCCAATTCAATAAGCAAAATTGCTTAACTCGTATTATACATACTTTTAGTCTTCTGTCAAAATACTTTCTGCGACAAAAGGCTCACTCAAATCATCATTATTGAACATTCCCCATGCAAGGTCTTCTGCATCCTTTTCATCAAAAGCATTGACCTCGTAAACCACGCATCTCTCAATTACAACTTGGTATTTAGGCATTTTCATTCTCCCTTGTATACACTTCTGCATAAATAGTTTTAATTGCATCCTCAGGGTAGTGTTGATTGCAATGCTCTTTAACTTCTTCTGTGTCAAAAAACATCACATGGATAACTCGCCCTGAGGCAAGCTCAACCATGTAAACATTTTCAAAATCTGAGTCATAGCTCATTTTCAACCTCCACCCCATCTAGATAAACCCCATCAATTTCAAAGTATTCACCACTTACAAAATCTTCTTCTTTCACTCCAAAGTCATAAATCTTCTTTATGGCCTCTTCTTTATTCTCTGCCTCTACCCATGAAGAATAGTAGACAACCTCTCTTGATAAAACATTAAATTTAGGCATTTTCATTCTCCAAGATAATTTCAATGTCTGCTTCTTCATCTTCTGAAACGTAAGCCCTGTAATCAATTACCAATTCTTCATTGGTATAGGTTTCATACCCAGCAAAACCCTTTAGAAAAAATGCCTCTAGGCTTTCAGGATACATCGCAAAATGCTCTATATCTGACTGCAATAAATGCCTAATCATTTCGTTTCGTTTAATTTTAATAATTTCTTTCATAATCTCGCATCCTCGTGGCTAATATCAGTAGGCTCAAGCTCTTCCCAATGTGCATACGTTGATCCAATAACATCTCCCTCACCACTAAAAGCATCAATGGTCACTCCATCGTCATCAAGTTTAAGGGATACATATCCACCCGCTTTTCCATCCTTGTCAAAGTTTAAGAAAATGTAATTACCACACTCGTCCATGGATATATCAAAACCATTAAATTTATCATTCATCATTTCTCATTTCTCCTTTGAATTTCATCTTCAATTCTGTGAATCAACACAGTGTCGCTAAGTCCAAGTGATACACTGCTAAAACTTTTAAGCAATACTTTTAACTCCTTAAGTGTCATACGTTGTAAGTCCATTTCTCATTTCTCCTAAATAAGCAACATTGCTTAATTCGTATAATACACTATTTATCCATTGTGTCAATAAACCACCATAAAAGAATAAAAATACCCAAAACTACAAAAATCATACGCACCCCACAGTAGAGCCCGCATAAATCATTGCCTTAGATTCTCTGATCATCTGCCCAATAAGCTCTTCCGCGGAAAACTGCCAATCATTGCTCTCAATGCCCCCAAAGCTCTCTTCTGCTACCTCTTTGCCATTCCATAGCAATGTGGCCTTAATCCAAATATATGCCCAATCATCTCGGCAAAAATCTCTAAACAACTTAAATTCAGAGCGAACTCTCTCCAAGGCATAGTCCTGTCGAGCAGTCTTGCCCCACTTAGGGCGATACTCATCAAACTCTTTGCGAGTCTTACGAACTGCCTCTTGCCAAGCATAGCGGTAGCTGTATTGATTACGATCCCCATGCCACATTTCAACGTTGCCATTGCCTGCTTCTTCGTGATAGTGGGTATCACGAATTACTTCACCATTGCTTTCGTAAAAATCCCATGGAACTTCTGCATAGTCTTCGTAAAAGCATTCCAACTTAATCTCAAACTCAGGGGCTAACTCAGGAACATTGACCATGTCTGACACTTGCATATAGTTATACAAATTATTCAAACCATAGTCATGCTTAGGCAATCGTGCTAAACGTAAAGCCTCTGAGGCCTCATACCCTTGTGCTCTGTATTTCTTGTAAATTTCATTTCTCATTTCTCATTTCTCCATTCTAGATCAACACCAATAAAGTAAAACCATCTACCATCTTTTAACTTAACAGGGCAAAAGGCATGGTCATCAGGATTTTCCCCTGTGTCATATTCTTCTGCACCCTCTAAGTCCTCAGCACTAAAATACTCAACATACATAAGGTCATCATAATTTCTGTAAGCCATACCTGCAGGGATCAATAACTCCTGCTCTGCCAAATCTGCTCTCATTGCTATTTTCATTTCTCATTTCTCCTTTTTGTAAGTCACCCCTCAATTATAGAAAGTGAAAATGAGAAGTCAAGCTTTTTCTAATAATTTTTCTCTGAACTGAAACCATTGGGGAAAATTGCTATGAAATTCAAACAAGGGAACAGTATCCACCCCAAGGTTTAAAAGCTCTTCTACCTGATTACCCTTGAACAAAAGAATGCGACTGTATTTGACTCCCCTCTGCTTTTGCATCACTGCAAAGAATGTAGGGCATTTCAAATCACTGTGCTTTAAATGAAAACTTGCCTGATGCGGACTGATCTTGATTTTCTTACTGCCCTCAGGAACATATTTCGCCTCAATCATGACAAAGCGACCTGGGGGATTCAAAGCCACCAACATGTCAGGTATGCCAAGGCCTACTCTGGATTCCAATCTGGTTATGTGCGAATTAGGTAGATTGTCCTTCAGCATCTTGTTGAATCTTGCCTCAGGTGCACTACTTGCCATTGTTGTCCTCCAATACTTTTGCCTCATCAAACTCAGGCTCTTGCTCTTTTTCAACAGATTCTTCGATTGTCTTGGATTCCACATCAAGGATTGCCTGAGGAGTGCCTCCATACAATCTCTTGATTTCTGCCAATTTACGCTCTACTTCTTCTTTGCTCATGCTATCAATCGAACCATGCCTGATTTCTTTACGCTCAACATAAATCGTGCCCAAAGCCTGTCCTCTGCGATACTCTGCCTGAACTGCTGCACCAAAAGCCCCCGCCTCCAAGGCCTTATCTCGGATTAACTGCAAATCCCTCATGTGGCGATCATAATTAGTGCCATACTTGGAATTCAATTCCACCCTGTATGCCTGAATTGCTGAAACAACATGAGGACAGATTTCAGGATTGGTCAATTGCCAAGCCATGGATGATGCACTGCTCTCTTTGTATCCAGCGCGAATCGCGGCCTCTTTCATCGTGACGTGCCCATCTCCCGCGACTAACTCTTGGACAAACTTCCACTCCTTGGGTTTTAAGGTCTTGACCTTCTTCAGGCTAGGAACGACAGCATTAGTCCTAGCGACTACTTTTGATCCCCTTATCGGAGGTACGTTATAAACATCTTTCTTGCCCATTTATTCTCCAAATCCAATTTTCAAGGTTCTATTAAACTTTTTACGGGTATAGTGAGTTTTTATTTTTTTACTTTTCAAAGTCGATTACACCCCTGAACTATTTGATTATTACACTACTGAATGTATCAAAGTAATTCTAACGTATTGCTCTAAACCCTTATACTATATACTTCCTTACTCCTATTACACCAATTACGCCATTTTCGTGAAAAAAAATAAATAAAAATCACTATGCCTGGAAAAAGTCTAATAGAACTCGTTTTTAATGGTCCTTGGGCCAAGGTCCTTCCCCAACCATCCATCCACCCTCCCCCTCCATACCCTCATAAAGGTACTTTGAACCACTCCGGAGGTACTCAATTGCCCCCTCTTTTTCAATGGTAGGACCAAACATAACCCCTTTTAATTCTGAGTCGATGCGGGATATATCAATCGGAGTACCAAAGAATTCGTAGCTAATTCCATCCTTAGTGGTAAGGACAACTAACTGCAAGAATTTGCCTGTTTTATCCTCTTTTTCACGCATTTTGGTCAATATCTCATCCCATTTGCTCATTTCTGATCAAAACCACGTTTTTTCAGCTCATCCGCAAGATACTTAGCAAACAATTGCATCTGTTGGTCTTCATGAGAATACTTCTCTCTTTTCAATCTCGGTCCGTGGTCCATGCGCTGTTGTTTTTTAACCACAAGCTTATCCCGTGGATCTTCTGCCAAAAGTTGCGCGGTCGGTGTATCAATAATCTGAAATATTTTTGCGCGTGCCCAATCTTTATCTTCTTTGTTCATACTCTTTAATCCTTAATTCTAGTTTTGTGGCTTCGTAAACCAATTCAGAATAATCTTCTACCTGTTTAGCTAGTTGCGCAAGTAGTTTTGCTTGGGCCATGAGCCGTGCTAATTGTTGCTCGCTACTTGTCATCTCTTATCCTTATCAACCCAATCGTAAACAAGCGCTAGGCTAAACCTGAATTGCGGGGCCAAGGTCGATTGTGGGCGAATCGAGTGAGGCGTACTGCCATCAAATACCGTGACGCGTCCTGGCGTGTACCTGGTCGCTAGGACAATGTTTTTGGCATCTTGGTCAAAGAACAGGGTTTCGCCATGCCAACCATCTGCCCATTTGATATTGGGATAGTAGAGGACAACCTTCGCTTCCGGATGGACGTGCGTGAAATGCGCATCGGAAGGCGTGGACATATTAAGAATCGCCTTGGTCATGTACATCCCCTCTACCATTTGTGCGATGGGCGTATCTTGAAGAACATCCAATATTTTCAATGCTTTGACGTCATCAAAAGAATAAGCAGCGTGAAGATATTTATTGGTCTGATCCTCAAAGGCGACGGTATCTCCCCAACCTATTTTGAAGTTACTCATGGAGCAGTACAGGAAAGTATCGCTGATGAATTGCTGGTCAAATAGATTGTCGAAGATATGTATCTGGCGCTCGGGCCCGATATCGTGGATGGTATGTGTGGCTGAAGGTCTCATTTTCTTAGCTCCTTTAATATGCACTCAAGACGATAGACGATCACGATGAGGCAAACGATGATAATCCACTCAGTCAAAATGGCGCCTCCTCAGGGACGAACAACTGCTTGGTCGTCACAATCTTCTCAATGGTCCATGATTCTTGGGCAAAGTACTCTGCCTCTTCCAAGGTGTGAAACCGTCGAAAGCGGATGTTATTTTCATCCCGAACCTCATACCAAATGGTGGTGTAGACAGCCCCTGGGAGTCTCATGCCAAGCTCTTCAAATAACGAATGCCCCTGTTGGAGACATCCAATTGAATAGTCCGGTGGTCCGTGTCGCTTGTAATTTCTATGACAAGCTCTGCGTCGCGGACATGTTGAAGGTACTTATGAATCGTGGCGGGAGAGCCAATTTGTTCTTGTTGCGCGAGGCCCATCACTTCCATAATGGACACGGGCCCATACTCGGCGACGAGGGACAAGAGCACTTCTGCTTCATGGGGCATGCTGTGCGCAAGGCGATTGCGGTGCAATTCAAGTGGGGTCATTTGTCACACCTTTCCATTAAAGCAGCGTAGCCGCAAATATCTACAACACTGTCACGATGGCCTGGGGTATTTTTAAGACGTGCGGCCTTCAAAAGAATCATCATCACGCAAACATCTTGTGCGGTGAGGCAAACTTCATTACCAAGATACGCATTCCACATCTCTGCAATCACTTGCAGATTCTTGGACGGCGAACCGTAGGTCTTTTCACGATCACCATAAATGATGCGTTGTGCTTCTTCAAGCACGTTCTCTGGGATATCTTCACGAACATAAGCATCGGCCTCTTCAAGCCAACTCTCAATCGTTTCTCTCTCGTTCTTTACGTTCTCGTTCATCTTTCTTCCTTTCTCTTTCT